CCCCCCCCCCCCCCCCCCCCCCCCCCCCCCCCCCCCCCCCCACCCCCCCCCCCCCCCCCCCCCCCCCCCCCCCCCCCGAAGCCAGCAGTAACAATACCCTCATTTGTTTAAATTAATGAAACAACCAAGTGTGATACAACAGTGAAGCACACTAAGTGATACACCAAAATACACATAGGAAGACTAGGTGATGAGCACTCCAGCAACACGCAAACTAACAGCAAAACAAAGCGCTCTCGTTGATACACTCGTAACAGAAGGGTGTAGTGTGCAGAAAGCAGCAGAAGCAGCAGGATACGCTAAGGGTGAGTCCGGAAGAGTAAGTGGACACAGAGCTTTAGCTTTACCCCATGTGCAGCAGTATATGCAGGGGAAGATGATGGAAACGTTTGGACTTAGCGCTACTGGTGCTTTAGCAACGGTTGCTAGGCTCTCTCGTACAGCTAAATCTGAGTACGTTCAGCTAGAAGCGAGTAAGGATTTACTGGATCGTGCTGGCTATAAACCGATAGATAGATCACAGGTGCAGATTGCTGGTGACATCAAGGTAAGCATCGATCTTGGCTAAGAGAGGGGCTGGCAAATGGTACAAGAGTGTTGCTGGCAAGGGGTGGGGGTTAAAAACTTGACTAATGTAACTTGCTAGTGATCCCTCACTCTTATTTTTCCCCCTCAAGGTTCACTAACGCTCCCGCCCAAAGCTTGTCAGCTTTGTTCGGTTTGTGCGTTGCTGGATATATTTTTTTTGTACTAGGAGTAGAATATGACTGATGTTTCTAAGATTATGGCTAAGTGGAGGAGGATTAAGGATGAGCACACCGGCTTGGACTCGCAAGGAGGGGAAGAACCCGAAGGGTGGGTTAAACGCAAAGGGTCGAGCGAGTTACAAGGGCGGGACGTTGAAGGCTCCGGTAAAAAGCGGGGACAATCCAAGAAGGGCCAGCTTCTTAGCAAGGATGGGGGGAATGTCGGGACCGGAGAAGGACAGCAAGGGAAAGCCGACTCGGTTGCTTCTAAGCTTAAGGGCGTGGGGAGCAAGCAGCAAGTCGGACGCAAAGGCAAAGGCAAGAGCGATAAGCAGAAGAAACAAAGCTAAGAAGGGAAGTAGTAATGCCTAAAGGCAAGGGAACTTATGGTAGCAAGGTTGGCCGTCCTCCTAAGCAGAAGCCGAGTGGAAAGAAGAAGTAATGGATGATTTTACTCAGGCTGAATATGAGAAGTTGAACAGTGAGTTTGACGAGATTCAGCGCAAGAAGAGCAACACTTTGTTTAGGAAGTTTAAGCGGAAGGTTGAGAGTCTTTACAAGAGTGAGGATCGAATGCAGGATGAGGCTGAAGAGAAGCGCAGGGGTCAACAGGTTATGGGTGCTAGGGAGCACAAGTTGTACCGGCGCATTGTTGCTATGGAGCGTCAGATGATTAGGGATGGAAACCGTGGCGGTAAATGAGGCGGGTAATTATACTAAGCCCAAGATGCGGAAGTCTTTGTTTAATAGGATAAAGGCTGCGAATGTTCAGGGAACTGCTGCTGGCAAGTGGTCAGCAAGGAAAGCGCAACTCTTAGCAAAGCGGTACAAGGCCGCTGGTGGAGGATATAGATAATGGCTTCATTGTTTGAAAAGTTTAAAGAGCTCGACAAGAAATCAAAGGATCTTCGCAAGCTTGCGGCAAAGCACGAGGATCGGTTAAGCCCAAAGGTTGTTAATAAAGTTGCTACTCGCTCACAAGTTATAATGATGGAAGCTGATAATATTCGCAGACTTCTTCGTGGGCCAAGTAAAAAGAAGGAAGATCGTCAAAAGGTCAAAGAAAAAATAGAAAATCAAGAGAGTCGTAAAAAGGTCATAGAAGAAAAGCAGGCTGCTAAAGCTGAAAAAAAAGAAAACGCAAAGACAAAGCTTAAGTCTCTTTCTTTACGTGGGAAAAGTGGCGGCGCTGGTGGCAGAATGATGATGCCTCAAGAATATTCTAAGCGTACCTTGTACAAACCTAAGACCAACTAATGAAGGCTCCGCAGAAATCATTATTAAGTTGGGGCAAGCAAAAGTGGCGCACCAAGTCTGGCAAAAAGTCTAGTGAGACTGGTGAGCGCTACTTACCTGCTAAGGCTATCGCTGCTCTTAGTGATTCTGAATATGCAGCTACAACCGCAGCTAAACGAAAGGGCAAGGCTAAGGGTAAGCAATTTGTGGCTCAACCGAAAGCAATTGCTCGGAAGGTAAGGAAGTACAGAACTTGAGCTTTACGAATACTTTAAAGCAGGAAGAGCTTACTATGCTTCGTCGCATTGTGAAGAATATTCACTTTCAGTATTTTGATCAGAAGCATGGCAAGTCTTTTGTCACTGATAGAATGCTGGACAATGTGATTGAGAATATTGGGCCTGAAGCCGCTGAGAGAATGATTAGGTCTGGGGTAGACAAAGGGCTGCGCTAGTGGTTGATTTTAAGTACAAGCCTGACGGTGAGCGGCTAAAGTCCTTTATGCGGGACGATACTTTTTTTCGTGGGGTAAGGGGGCCTGTTGGTAGTGGTAAGAGTGTTGGGTGTTGTGTCGAGGTTTTTCGCAGGGCTTTGGAGCAGAAGAAAGCGCCAGACGGAAAGCGAAAATCCAGATGGGCAATTATACGAAATACAAACCCACAGCTACGAACTACGACTATTAAAACATGGCTTGACTGGTTCCCAGAAAACGACTGGGGAAAGTTCACATGGTCGGTCCCGTACACGCACCACATTAAAAAAGGTGAGATAGATCTTGAGGTTATCTTCTTAGCATTAGATAGACCTGAAGACGTTAAGAAACTTTTATCACTAGAGCTTACTGGAATATGGATCAACGAAGCTAGGGAAATCCCTAAGTCAATCATTGATGCGTGTACAATGCGGGTGGGTCGATACCCTTCAATGCGTGACGGTGGGCCTAGTTGGACTGGTGTTATTGCTGATACCAACGCGCCTGAAGAAGATCACTGGTGGCCTATTATGTCTGGTGAGGTTCCGATTCCCGATCATATACCGCGTGAGCAAGCTAAGATGCTGGTTAAGCCGGACAACTGGCGGTTCTTTACTCAGCCCTCTGGAATGGTTGAAGTTAAGAATGAAGAGGGCGAGATTGAGAATTACAAGCCCAACAAGGAAGCTGAAAACACAAAGCACATGATGAAGTCTTATTATCCTAACTTAATTCAGGGTAAGACAAAAAGCTGGATTGATGTGTACGTTATGAATAAGCTTGGCTCAATTCAGGACGGAAAGCCTATATACCCCATGTTTGCCACGGATGTTCACGTTGCCAAGGAGGAGATAGCGATTGCTGCTGGCGCTCCTTTGTATGTTGGCTTGGACTTTGGACTAACTCCCGCTGCTACTTTGGGTCAAAAGATCCGTGGGCGATGGTTGGTGCAAGCTGAGATTGTTGCATTTGATATGGGCATTGTTAGATTTGCTGAAGTTCTTAGGGAAGAGATTGCAACTCGTTTCTCAGAATGTTCCGATGTGTATATATACGGCGATCCCGCTGGTGACTTTAGAGCGCAGACTGATGAATCCACTCCCTTTCACATTCTGCGCGGCGCTGGCTTGAGGGCATTTCCTGCGCCCTCCAACTCCGTTGACCTTCGGCTTGAGTCGGTTTCCTCCCAGCTGAACAAGATGGTTGAAGGGAAGCCAGCGTTTTTAATTGATCGTAGATGCCAGCAACTAATCAAAGGCTTTGAGGGTGGGTATCAATACAAACGTATGGAAGTAAGCGGCGAGCGGTATGCAGACAAGCCAGATAAGAATATGTTTTCCCATATTCACGATGCGCTGCAATACATGATGCTTGGTGCTGGTGAAGGCAGAGCATTGATGAACAATCAAAAGCCAGCCCGACCCGTTGTTGCCAATAGAAACTTTGATGTGTTTAACAAGAAGCCGACCAAGCAAAGAAGACAAGGCCTATGGGCTAGAATGTAATTGTGCGTTGCACTTTTTACTTTTCTCTGCTTTTGGGGTTTTAACAAAGGAGATAGCTTATGTGCGGAAGAAGAAGCAAACCTGATCCAAGGATTAAGGAAGAGCAAGAGAAATCAAGAGCGGCGGCAGAGGCGGCTAAAGAAGCGGCAGTTCAAGAGCAAGTTAATAAGCGTATGAAGCAGCTTGAGCTAGAGCGCGAGAAGGAAGCAACTGCGGCTGCTACCAAAGCAGCGCAAGAGGCTAAGACTCGGCGGCAAGCTGAGATGGAGCGCAAGGCTGAGTCTGATCGTCAGGCAAAGCTTAAGTCTGAAGCTGAAGCTGCTAAGAGAGAGCGAGAGTCTTTGTTGGCTAGAGCTAAGGGCTCATTTGGTCCAGAAACAGTAAGAGGCAAAGGCGATGGTGAATTTGTTGCTGGCTCTGAAGTAACTGCTGCTGGTACTGTTGGCGATTCTGACGCTGCAAAGCGTAGACGCTCTACACGCGGGGGCCGTGGTCGCCGTAGCTTATTAACATCTTCTGCGGGTGGCATGGGATATTTCAGTAGGTTCTTATAATGATAGTAGACCCAATCGCAAAAGAATACCTAAAGCGGTATGAGAGAGCGAAGGCAAAGCGCACTAACTTTGTTGACGTATTTGAAGATTGCTATGAGTATGCGCTTCCGCAGCGCGAATCATTTTACTATGAGTCTTCAGGGCAAAGGCGTGACGATAAGATCTTCGACGAAACTGCTGTTGTAGGTGTTCAGGAGTTTGCCTCAAGGCTTCAGTCTGGTCTTGTTCCAAACTTTGCGCGTTGGGCTGATTTAAATGCTGGGTCTGAGGTTCCAAAGGAACAGCGTGACGCAGTAAACAATGACCTAGATGAAGTAACTGAATATGTCTTTGAGGTAATTCAGAACTCCAACTTTGCTCAAGAAGTGCACGAGTCCTTTATGGACTTGGCAGTCGGGACTGGTATTCTGGTTTGCGAGGAAGGGGATGCAATTACCCCCATTCGCTTTTCAGCTATCCCTCTTCCACACGTCATTCTGGACACCGGCCCCGACGATAGAATTGACCACGTGTTTCGTGAAAGAAAGAACATTAGGTTCGATCAGCTTAAGATAATGTATCCGAAGGGAACATTTAATAACGAGCTTCTTGGCTTAATGGCTAATCAATCTGATCAGACAACGACTGTCCTTGAGATTGTTTGTCGTGATTACTCCAAGATAAACGAAGAAGCTTATTACCACTACGCAATCTGCATGACTACAAAGTCTGTACTAATGAAGCGTCAGATGAAAGGCTTGGGATCTAATCCCTTTATCTGCTTTCGGTGGGCTAAATGCGCTGGTGAAGTTTATGGACGAGGGCCTTTGTTCAATGCCCTTTCTGCAATCAAGACAACTAATCTAACTGTTGAGTTAATACTTGAGAATGCACAAATGGCTATCTCTGGTATTTACCAAATGGAAGATGATGGGGTGGTAAATCCTGATACTATTAATTTAGTTCCGGGCACGATCATCCCGAAGGCGATGGGGTCCGCAGGATTGCAACCTATACAAGCAGCGGGAAGCTTTGATGTTGCTCAATTGATTCTTAATGACATGAGAAACAATATCAAGCGAGCGCTATACAACGATATGCTTGGCGATCCGAATAGAACTCCTGCCTCTGCAACTGAGGTTGCGGAACGTATGGCTGACTTATCTCGTCGGATTGGCTCTGCATTTGGAAGATTGCAAGTAGAGTTGGTTCAGCCTGTCTTGCAAAGAGTCATTCATATTTTAAAGAAGCAGGGGCGCATTGATGTGCCTATGGTGAATGGTCGTGAAGTTAAAGTTAAGTCAGTGTCGCCATTGGCGCAAGCGCAAGCCAACCAAGATATTACGGCAGTATCGCGCTTCCTTGAATTGGCTCAAGGCGCGTTTGGCCCAGAGATGATGCAGCTACTTATTAACAGCGAAGAGACTGCTGCTTATCTAGCTAAGAAGTTTGGTGTGCCAGATACTTTAATAAGAGATCCACAAGAACGCGAACAGATAGTTGCAATGATGCAGCAAATGCAGCAAACTCAGGGGCAAGCACCACAACCAATGGAGTAATGCTTGAACCAGAAGATTAATGTAGGCGTTGATGGAATACAGCGGCCACAAGACAAGGATCGTGAGATCAGTCAAAACATAGCAACGCTGCTTGGCTCAGACACAGGCCAAGCGGTGTTGAAGTATTTAAGGTCGATTACCATTGAGATGGTACACGGACCCAATGTTACTACGGAAGAATTGCGCCATATGGAGGGCCAGCGTTATATCGTTGGCCTTTTGGAAAGTCGTATGAATCATGCACACAAGGTAAAGAATAATGGAACAAGAAGCACAAGCAAGTGAAGCACCAGTAGAAGCACAGGTTGATGCAACACCAGAGGCAACACCTGAACGTCCTGAATGGCTTCCTGAAAAGTTTAATGACCCAGCTGATCTAGGCAAGGCATACAAGGCCCTTGAGTCTAAGCTAGGCGAAAAAGAAGAAGATGTTCGCAATCGTTTAATGGAAGAGTTGCAAACTCAGGCTTCTGAGGGCGTTCCAGCAAGCGCCGGTGAATATGAGTTGCCAGACTTTATTGATAGTGAGGAAGCCTTGCAGAGCGATATGCTTCAGCAATGGGCAGAGCACTGTCATGGAAATGGATATACCCATGATGAATTTCAAAAGGGTATTGAGATGTACATGAATGGCATGGGGCCAGAGCCAGATATGGAGGCTGAGGCAGCAAAGCTAGGAGAAAACTCTACAGCTAGGATCGAAGCAGCGAACCTGTTTGCCAATCAGTTCTTTCCAGAGGAGGCTATCCCAGCGATTGAACGCATGTGCGAAACGTCTGAAGGCATCGTTGCGCTTGAAGCAATCATGTCAGCGATGAAAGACCCAAGCGTTTCAGAGCAAAACAACATTGCTGCAAACTTTAGCGAGGTTGAGTTGCAGGATATGATGAAGGATGAGCGGTACTGGAACCCAGCTAGACGCGATGACAATTGGGTTAATAAAGTAAATGAAGGGTACCAGAAACTTTATGGATGAGATCAAAATCATGGAAAGGGGGTCTTACTACCTGACTCCCTTTCAAGAGGATCATGTGTATGAGTTCATACACGTTATTCATCCAGAAAATGTGCGAGAGCTATATAAGCTTGGCCATACTAATGTCATTGATGCTCTAAAAGAAATGACTGAGATGAGCGAGGTTTATCTTGTTCGAGACGGTAAGGGCGAGATTGTTTTTGTTGGTGGCCTGTTCTTCGACCAAGATACACCTCAGATGTTTGCAATGTTTAGCAGCAAGCTTAAAGACAACTTCACTGTGTTAGCTCGCGGATCGAAGATGCTTATAAACTTTTTTGATAAGTCATACCCCATGCTTTCTATGACGATTCAGGCTGATTATGAGTCAATGTTGAATTGGGCAGCATGGCTTGGATTCGAACCCGTTGGCATCTCTGATTATAAAAATGCACAATATGTTGAATTTGTGCGTTGCAATCCTGCGAAAAATTATGTTTCACATGAAACATCACGGCCCGTAATGCACTGAGAAGCCCAATAGGATACCTTCGTTGATGATGCCACACGGATAACCAGATGCCCGTAACAACAACTTAGGAACTGTAAAATGGCTAATACAATCGACCAAGCCTTTATCAAGCAGTTTGAAACCGATGTGCATCTTGCTTATCAGCGCATGGGTTCCAAGCTTCGCAACACTATTCGTTCAACAAATGTGACTGGTTCTGTCGCTCGTTTCCAAAAAATTGGAGCCGGTGCAGCATCAACTAAATCACGCAACGGTGACGTTACCGCAATGGAATTGGCGCACACCAACGTTGAAGCAACCATGGCAGACTTTTATGCTGCGGAATACATCGACAAACTTGACGAGTTGAAAATCAATATCAACGAGCGTCAAGCTGTTGCTGAGTCTGCTGCTTCTGCATTGGGTCGCAAGACTGACGAGATTATCACAACCGCAATGGATGCTGGTGCTAACTCAACTCAGATTGCTGACACTACTGGTGCTTTGGCAAAAGCTGACTTGCTTTCAATCTTTGAAACATTTGGCTCTGCTGACATTCCAGAAGACGGACAGCGCTATATTGCTATGGCTCCTGCTGGCTTTGCTGACTTGTTTAACATTAACGAGTTCGCATCATCTGACTTTGTTGGTCCACAAAACTTGCCATTTGCTGGCGGCATGACAATGAAAGAATTCTTGGGCTTCAAGATCTTCTCAACGTCTGCGGTAGCTGGTGGTAAGAACTTTGCGTACCACATGCGAGCGGTTGGCATTGGCGTAAACTCTGATGTCACGACTGAAGTAAACTATGTGCCACAAAAAGTGTCACACCTTGCGACATCAATGATGTCTATGGGTTCTGTTGTTATTGATGACAACGGCGTTTACGAAGTCCTAGACAACAACTAAAGGGTCGGGGGCTTCGGCCCCCTTCTCTCTTTCAGAGGATTAGACATGGCAGTATCTAGTACACACGCAAGCTCACCAATAGATGTTTGTAGTCGCGCTCTAATTCTTATTGGTGCTGAGCCAATAACTTCGTTTGATGACGGCAACAACGAAGCACTGATTGCATCTAATATGTATGAAGACGTTGCTCGTTCTGCTTTGGTAAATTGCCGCTGGCGGTTTTCAACCAACCAAGCCGTTATGAATAGATTAAGTGAAGCGCCAACTGGTCGCTTTGATGCAGCATATCAGCTACCTAGCGGTTGGCTAATGACACATGCTGTTACTGTAAATGACACGCCTATTCAGTATCAGACATATGGAAACAAATTATTCTGTGATGAGTCTGCTTCTTCTGAGTTAGTCTTAGACTACACATATCGTGCAGAAGAACAGGACTGGCCTTCATATTTTACTGTTGCTGTTCAGTATGAGTTGGCCGCAGTGTTTGCTGTTGGCTTAGCTAGAGATCAAGGCTTGGCCGGTCTAATGGCGCAGCAAGCTCAGATATTTATGATAAAAGCTCGTGGCTTGGATTCTCAGCAACAAACCACAAGAAAGCTAAACACGAATCGGTTTATATCAAATAGGCGTACATAATGCAGAAGGTTAAGGTTCCACTAACAAATTTTCAGTTTGGTGAAGTTAGCCCCTCTTTGTATTCTAGGACTGACACGCCAATCTATAATCAATCCGCTCAGCGCGTTGAGAACTTCTTTCTCCGATCTGAAGGTGGGGTGGTTAAGCGATCTGGTTTAAAAAACATTTACCAGTATGACATTGCGATCAATACATCAAAGCGGCAACAGAGCCGCTTATTGCCTTTTATATTCTCTGATGACGAGCAATACATTATCTCGCTTGAGCATGAGAAGATCCGTGTCTTTCAGATAAGCCCTTCAACTGGTGCCGTTTCATTAATCCAAACGATTACTGTAAACGTAAATAGTGCAACGCTTCCCTTTGATCATAACTATTTGCACGAATATACATACGCCCAAGCTGGCGATGTTATGTTCTTAGCTCATCCAACATTTGTACCACAGCAACTTGTAAGAACAGGCCTTACCACATTTCAGGTTGAGTCATTTCAGTTTGATCAGAAGTCTGACGCAACAAAGGTTTATCAGCCTTACTATAAGTTCCAGTCTGCCGGTATGACTTTAGATCCGTCTGCATCTAGTGGCAGTGGCGTAACCTTAACAACCAGTGGAGCGTATTGGGATACGAGCAGCCCATCAAAGCATGTAGGCACAACGGTTAGATACAACGGCAATGAGATTGAGATTACTGGCGTAACAAGCTCTACTGTTGCGACTGGTGATATACTTGATTCCTTGAAGGTTACTCTTAGCGCAAACTCAGTTAAGACTAATGAGGGTTCAAATATTGTTGAGGTTATACTTGCCAATCATGGTTTGTCTGTTGGCAATTCAATCACAATATCAAATGCGGGTACGATTGGCGGCATTTCAATAAACCAATTAAACGGCGCTCGTACTGTAGCGGGCGTTCTTAGTGATGATAAGTTTACATTTACAGCTGGATCAAGCGCCAATGCCTCTGAGCTTGGTGGCGGCACACCAGATATAACAACACATGCGCCGACTACATCTTGGGATGAGCAGTCTTATTCATCGCTGCGGGGTTTTCCTTCAGCGGTTACATTCCATGAAAACAGATTAGTATTTGGTGGAACCTTGGCGCAGCCAGATTCAATTTGGTTTAGTAAGATTGCATCGTATTACAACTTTGATGTTGGTGAGGCGAAGGACAATGAATCAATTCATCTCACTGCATCTGTTGGTGAGATCCAGCAAATCCGTCATTTGATTTCTAATCGTGACTTGCAAGTTTTCACTGCGTCTTCTGAGATGTATGTACCGGCGTTTCAAAACCAGCCAGTAACACCAACCAATGCACAGGTCAGGCGTCAAACACCTTTTGGTTCTGGTTATGAAAGACCGCAAGCAATTGATGGTGCAACACTGTTTATTCAAAAGGGCGGTCAGATTGTTAGAGAGTATATCTTTAGCGATGGTGAGGCTGCGTATGTTGCCAGTCCTATATCAACGATATCATCACACTTAATTAAATCACCAATAGAAATGAACACGCTCTACGGAGCCTTAAGCAGGTCTGAGAGTTATGTGTTTGTTTTAAATGATGATGGGACAATGGCAGTCTTTAACTCCAATAGAGCAGAGCAACGTGCTGGCTGGGTTGAGTTTACTACTAATGGAGTGTTTCACTCTACTGTGACAATTGATGATCGTGTGTTTGCTAATGTTGAGTATGACTTAGGTGATGGCACAGAAAAGATTGTTTTGTGTGAGTTCAATGCTGGCTTTAATACAGACATGGCCAAGGAGTACAGCGGAACGGCTGGTGTATTTAATGTTTCCTCTGACTTTAATAATGGGGCTGTTGTTCAAGTTGTAGACGGTAATAACTTTGTTGGAGAGTTTACCGTGGCCTCTGGCAATGTAGATGTATCTAGTGTTGATGCATCTCTAACAACG